TAAGGTTATCAAAGCTTTGAAAAACGAGCTTAACGAAGTAAACTTGTTAAACGCTAAATTGCTTTATGTTAACAAAATCTTCAAATCTAAATCTTTAACTGAGTCACAAAAAGTTAAGGTTATTAACGCATTTGACAGAGCTGAATCTGTAAAAGAAGTTAAAAACACTTACGAGACATTGAAAGAATCTTTCAATGGTGCTGCTCAAAAGAGCACAATCAAAGAATCAGTTGGATTCGCTTCTAAATCAGTAATCGGCGGTGCTGCAGTTCAACCTATTGTAGCAGACGATTTTGTTTCTAGAATGCAGAAATTAGCTGGTATTAAATAAACAAACAATTTAAAATTAAATTTTTTAACAAATGTCAAACGTAATTAATCAATTACTCGAATCTGCAAACCCATGGCAGAGTATGCAATCAGACGCAGTGCGTCTTAGCAAAAAATGGGGAAAATCAGGTTTGTTAGAAGGTTTGAGAACTGAAACTGATAAGAATAACATGTCTGTTATCTTAGAAAACCAAGCTAAACAATTAGTTGTTGAGCAATCTCAAACTGGTGCTACAAGCGCAACTTTCACTCTAAAGTATTCGGTCAAATCGCTGCTAAAGAATTCGTTTCTGTACAGCCGATGTCATTACCTGCTGGTTTAGTATTCTTCTTGGATTTCCAATATGGTACTAACGGTAAGGAAATCTTCCAACAAGGCCAATCATTATATGGTCAGAACTCAACTAACTTCGGTAACTTTGCTTCTGGTGGTCTTTATGGTGCTGGTCGTTTCGGTTACTCAACCAACCAGTTCTCTTCTTCATTAACTGCTTCAGTAAGTGGTTTTGCTGCACAGTCAGCTTCATGGGCTGAGTTACAATGGGGTGGTCAATTCTCAAGTTCATTAGATGCTAACGGATGTGTTACAACTATTATCAAAGTAACTGTTCCTACTTCATCTATCTCTTCTGTTATTGATACAAATGGTGTACGTGCTTTCGCTATTAGTGGGTAGCTATGTTGTATTCTACAACAAGGTAACTAACTTCAACACTGCTGGTGATTTCGAAGATGGTAACCCTTACGCTGTACCGAATGACATTTCTTCTTCAGTGATCGCTATCCCTGAAATTAATGTTCAAATGAGAAGTGAAACCATTTCTGCTAAAACTAAAAAGTTAAAAGCACAATGGACTCCAGAATTTGCTCAAGACTTAAACGCTTACCAATCAATCGACGCTGAAGCTGAATTAACTTCTATGTTATCAGAGTACATCTCTTTAGAGATCGACTTAGAAATCTTAGATATGTTAATTAGCAACGTTCCTTCAGGTAACACTGAATACTGGTCTGCTAAAGTTGGTGCTCAAATCACTCAACCTGGTACTGCATTCTCTAACTACTCAGAAGGTAATACTACTGGTTTATTCTACACTCAAATGAGTTGGTTCCAAACAATTGGTATCAAATTACAAAAAGTGTCTAATAACATCCATCAGCGTACTTTACGTGGTGGTGCAAACTTCATGGTAGTTTCTCCTGCTGTTGCAACAATCCTTGAATCAATCCCTGGATTTGCTGCTGATACAGACGGTGCAGCTGACAAAATGGAGTATGCATTTGGTGTACAAAAAGTAGGTGCTTTAAATAGCCGTTACAAAGTGTACAAGAATCCATACATGTTAGAAAACCAAATCTTATTAGGTTTACGTGGTACTCAGTTCTTAGAAACTGGTGCTGTTTATGCTCCTTACATTCCATTAATTATGACTCCATTAGTGTACGATCCAAATACCTTCACTCCAAGAAAAGGTATCATGACTCGTTACGCGAAGAAAATGGTACGTCCTGAATTCTATGGTAAAGTGATCGTGAACGACTTAAACGTTATCTAATTTAGATAAGTAAGTCTATATAAAAGGGCCCGGCTTTTAGCCGGGCTTTTTTTGTCTATATGGATATATAGATTATTTGTTGTTTGTTATTATGTAATATGTATCGCCGTACACAATATCGCGATTAAGTTATACTTTAACCTTAAAAAACATTTTAACAGATGGAAGTATTAGCATTTTTAGTACACTTGCCTTTTTGGTTGGGTGTATTAGTAGGATTTTTCGCAGCTCCTACAATCAACAAATTAGTTGCTAAGTTTAAAAAACCAAAATAAGAAGAAGCCCCCGTTATGGGGGCTTTTTTAATTTCATATTTATATAAAACGTTATAAATGAGTTCAAGCGGTACAAGTGGATTTGCTCCTAAACGCAAACCAAAAAATCCTATTAAGTTTCAAGTTTCTTTAAATGAAGAACAAAAACAAGCTAAGTCAACAATTTTAGAAAATAAAATTACTGTTTTAAAAGGACAAGCTGGTAGTGGTAAATCAATGGTTGCTGCTCAAGCAGCATTAGATCTTCTTTTTAAACACGAAGTAGAAAAAGTAATATTGACTCGCCCAGCAGTAACATCAGGCGAGGAAATCGGCTTTTTACCGGGTGATAAAGATGCTAAATTAGCTCCTTATACAGCTGCTATATACGATAACATGTATCGTTTATATAACAAAGAAAAAATTGATAATGAAATCATGAATGGGAAAATTGAAGTTATTCCTTTAGCATTCATGAGAGGAAGAAACTTATCTAACTGCTGTGTAGTAGTAGATGAGGGACAAAATATAACTCATAGACAAATGGAATTACTTTTAGGTCGTATTTGTGAAGGATCTAAAATGATAATTTGTGGCGACTCAGCTCAAATTGATCTTAAAGAGAAAAAAATGTCTGGCTTTAATTTTATATGTAATAATCTAACCAAAATACCAGGATTCAGTGTAGTTACATTAAAAACTAATCATCGCGATCCAATTGTTGAGGATATAATTAAGATATATACAGACCACAGAGATTAGTATATTTATATTGGAAATATTCAATATAGATGGCAGCAAATACATATAACTTTACAATTGAACAAGGAGCTACATTGGAAATGCAAATCCAATGGAATAACTCAAATAACCAACCTATTTCTCTTGCTGGATATACCGGCAAAATGCAGATCCGTTCTAATTACAGTGGATCCGGAACAACATATTTAACTTTTACTTCTAGTATAGGTAATACTTATGCTTTTAATAGTGGAAGCGCTTTTTTAAGTATGTCAGGTAGTAATTTAATCACCCCTGTAACATCAGGAAGTATAGGTGTTTATGCTGGTTATCTTTTGACTGATCAACTTACTTTTACAGGTAGTGCTTATTATGATTTAGAATTAACAAACACTGCTACTCAAGAAAGAATTAGATTGATTGAAGGTCAAGTAAATATTAGTCAACAAGTAACCCAATAAGATAATGTCCTGTGGTAACGTTATAATAAGTCCAGATTGTCCAAATCAAATTACAGTAGTATCTCAACCGAATAATACGGTTGTAGTAAATGATACTCCTACAAATTTAACTATACAAACAGGTTTTGTTACAGGGGTATCAGGTACCTCCAGGTTTTGTTACAGGGGTATCAGGTACCTCTGGTACAAATGGTTCTTCTGGTACTTCAGGTACTAGTGGATTTGGTTCAAGTGGAACTTCAGGTACATCAGGTACTTCAGGTATTAATGGTACAAGTGGTACTTCTGGTATCAATGGTACTTCAGGTTCAAGTGGAACTTCTGGTATTAGTGGAACTGATGGTACTTCTGGTATATCAGGATCTTCAGGCACTAGTGGTATAAGTGGTTCTTCTGGTACCTCAGGTATATCAGGATCTTCAGGAACTTCAGGCTCGTCTGGAATTTCAGGTTCTTCAGGTACATCAGGTACTTCAGGGCAAAATGGTTCAAGCGGTACAAGTGGAAGTGATGGTACTTCAGGTTCAAGTGGAACTTCAGGCACAAATGGTACAAGCGGAACTTCAGGTTCAGGTTCAAGTGGTACAAGTGGTACTTCTGGAGTAAATGGAACTTCTGGTTCAAGCGGAACTTCAGGAATAAATGGCACTTCAGGTTCTTCAGGTTCTTCAGGAACTTCAGGTACAAGTGGTTCTTCAGGTACAGCAGGCACTTCAGGTACAGGAGGAGCAGGTATAGCAAATTATTATGGTAATTTTTATTCAAC